GTTTTCATAATCATCCAGTTGGTCTAAGACTGAAGGTGCATGGATAGGCCAGCTCCGAGTCACAATAGACTCAATGCTTGGCCTTATCAGGCTGTACTGCTCTTCTTCAATTTTGACACAGCAACCATCATTTTCCACAACATCCAGAATCTTGTTTATCATTCTCATCGTGGCGAGGTCGGCTGTATCCGCCTGCGCATCCATATTGGCACGGTAATAACAGGCTGTCTCCATAATTCCTGCCACGGACATTGGCTGGCTTTCACCACCAGAAGTCTCTATAGTCAGTCCTATGTCCCCTCGTCCTGTCAGTGGGCCGTTCTCTATCGTAATCATAATACTCTTCTCCTTCTCTATAACAAAGACAACAGAGCAGAACAATAACTGCAATCACTATGCCCAATATTATTAATACCATTGGTTATAATTCTCCGCTCTGCTTGCTCTCTTGTCTCCGTGTCGTTGGCAAATCTAATCATGTTCCTCCGAAGCTCGGAGAAAGCTGCCTGCGCATCTACATCATCAGGTACATGCGCTAATACTGCGCTAATCTTTTCTATCAATCCAGTTATACTTGGCATATCCTTATTATACCACACCTCTCTCTCAATGTCTAGTTATTACTAAGTGTCTCTGTCGGCTCGCCGATTGAAATTTCTACGTTATCGGTTACGAGCCAGTTGGCACCCTTCACTGTAGCTGCAATCTGGAATTCCTTGGTAGCAAATCCATTGCCCTGCCCAACCTCATTCAGCTCTATTGTGAGCGTACCTATATCAAGCCTCTTGAACGTACAGGCACCGCCCTCCGTATACAGGTTGCTCAGTATGAGCTTACCAATCTTACCATTAACTGCGCTGGTTGGGGCGTCAATATGTATCCTGTCATAGGTACCGCCTGACGTAATCATCGCTTCTGCCTGATGGTGTCCTCCACCTATAGCTCTCATCCGAGCGGTACCGGGTGTCGTATTAATGGACTGTCCATCAGAGGCGTTCCCAATAACATGGATAGTATGAGCGTTAATATCAGAAAAATCCATTGACTTACATCTACTCTTTTCAATTATTAACTCACCTATCTCCAGCCTAGTATCAGTTGTATTTGTTCCCTGTATATCAGTCCCCTCAACAAGTACCGCAGTAGTCTGTCCTGACGGCAGCGCCGAGGTGGCGTATACTGTACCTACTGATACGTTCTCAATCCTTATCTCTCGTACTGGCGTGGTGCCTAGTACTATTCGTAACGTGTTATCATTCTTATTATCCTCGCGCCACGCCATAGTCGCCTCCAGCGTAGTGCTGGGCATGTCATGGGGTGCGGCATATATACCACTGTCACCGCCAGAGAATGAGCGCTCAGCCAGCAGGGTCTCGTTAACCACGACACCTCCACCAGCCGTACCACCGATAGCCAGCAACCCTATTGCCATTTGCGGACTGAACCCTAGCGCCCGGAGTAGCGAGTACGGAGACTTAACTATATTAAATGCCGTCTTCCACTTGGCGCTCTCCTCGTTGAGATATTGTATCTTTGCTAGTATCCAGTTGCGCCAGACCGTTACGCGTCTGTACGCGGCGACAGGAGACCTTACAACGGACATTATCATTGCCAGTATCTTGGGGAATGGATTAGGTATTCTAATCGTCGGCAAAGTAGGTCGCGGAATCTTAATTTTAGGAACTCTGATTTTGGGTACAAACATTTTACACCTTTGTTACCTTTGTAGGCACAATTGCTTACATGTATCTTTACACGCTTCCTACCTACGGCCCCTTGCATATATGTTCAATGTAATATTTATATACATAAAGTATATATCTAATTCGATGTTAGGTTTTAACCTGAGTGATGCTGAGAAGACTTTCATTCCGCTATCTAGCAGCCCAGACAGAACCATTATATGTATATTTACTAGGTTCCCAGTCCGCCACCTTAATAGAGGTTCCTTTTAAATACATAATCTCATCAGTAATTGTTGTAACATTCTCATGAACAACAGCTTCTGCTGGGGGCCAGTTTCCACCTGCCATAATTTTCATGTCACCCACAACAATCTCAGGGCCGCTTATATCTATGTTCAAACTGTCGGCTTCTAAAAAATATGAAACATTTACTCCAAGATTTGCGCCGGTTGATACTAAAGTCTTCATTATTGTCCTTCTCCTCTATCATTGAAAACAAATAGATTGGAAGCCGTGACAGCTAGTCCTGCTCTATACAAAGAACCAGTAGCCGCAGGTTTTACTGCTCTTAACTTACCACTATCTCCAATCCAATATTCTTGTCCTACAGTAAGACTACTCTGATTTTCATTTAACCCACCTTTCACTGTAATCGTAGCTGAGGCTCCTGCGCTTACCTCTGCGGTATTAAATCCTATAAACTTCTCAGCATTACTATCTGTATATGTATTAGCAATAGTCTGTGTTGTCTGGTTTGGTTTTCTAAAGCAGAAATATCCTGAGTTCTCAAAAGATACACCATCAACCATCCGCCCACTAGAAGTGTCCGCTGGCATAAAGTGCATTATATTATTAGTAGTATCGTATGGTAATGCCCATCCTCCAGTCCCATACGCAATGGTATCAGTAAATTCGTTTGCCCCATCTGCACCCCACCTATACGGAGAACGTATTAGTGATGGGTTGCTGCCTTCTGTAATTACTAGGTCATCAGTGCCACCAAGAGTATATGTAGAAACTCCAATACCCCTACTGTCTTGACCACTGGGAAATCTTTTACCACCATGTGCTTTACTTACCATTGCTCGTGGATTAACACTAGCTATCATTACATGGCAGTCTAGGTCAGGGTCATAGTTTATAATGAAATAATAGCCATAATTAGTATTGCTTGCTGTTGCATCATCATAATGGTAATTTGCACTGGTCACAGTAGGGTAGACCTGTACCCAATCTGCACCCTTTATTTTATAATCTCTAACACCTAAATTATCAGTACCTCTGGGTGTACTAATACCTGCTCCTGCTCCAGTAATAGTTCTGTCACTAGCATCCACTTTTAAGGCTACAAGTACCGGTATATACATACTCGCCGTATTATTATACCAAGCAGCAGCTATTACAAAATTACCATTACTTGTATCTACAGATATAGTTTTAGTATTACATCCTACGGATGTTTGTGGAGAAGCGGTACTCATAGCTCCTGCACCAAGAGTAGAGTGTCCAGAATCCGCACCAAACGGTTCATAGTAACTTCCCAAAATAATGGCAGCCCCATCAGTACCATCATCATGAGTAAATGCCCTTACTTTCAGTTCCTCACTATCACTTCCATCGTTGAAATATATTAGTCCATATGCAGTACCGCTAGTCGGGTTATACCACACAAATTGATTATTAGTGACAGTATGCGTGCTACCACCTTGAGTATCCTGATGTACTTCCTGTAAGGCACTTTGAACTGATAGAGTAGTATTGTTAGTACCGCCTACAACAAGCAACCCCATAAATAATCTTTGGCTAAGGGTGCTACCACCTTGATACCCTGTCATCATTACTATTGATGTATTAGTAGCGGTATCGTGCCATCCTTGTATTCCAGAAGTAGGATATGGATGTGTGGAACCCTGAATTGTTACAGGAGTACCAGCAGCATAGGTTCCAGAAGTGTAAAAAACATTATTGGTCGTATCTACAGTAAATACCCAGCCTTGGGTTTCATAGCTACCTGCTCCACCCAAAACAATTACCCTATCATTTGTTTCATCCCAGTGAACGTGCCTAGGGCCAGCAGTATCAGAGATAAGCTGTACAAATGCGTGCCATGTTATCTGCTGAGTAGTATTATCCCAAACCCCAACTCTTCCATAAGTCGCAGCACTAGTACCACCAAAGTTGCTAATTTCTACAAACCTTTGTATTCCTTCACAGTACGTTATTCCCTGAGTTCTCGCATCATTATTTTTTGATGCAAAGTAAGAACTAGTCTCAGTCTCAGTTGACTCAGAAAATCCGTATATAGAAGAAGCCTTAATAGTACCGCTATCATTATAGTAAGCTACTGGCATTCCTTCTGCTAAATCTTCAAATGCGGTAAGAGTTACTGTTCCACCACTAGCAGCGTTTTCAAACGCTGGAGGCTGCCCTGCCCCTGCGCTTGTTAGTACCTGCCCATCATTGCCTGTCGCTACAGCCGCTGGAGCGCCACTAGCATCATATGTTATTAGATTACCGTCAGTACCGTGTGCCATCTTAGCAAGGCTAATAGAATTATCAGCAATATAGGCTTGAGCTATAGCAGTCCCTTGCCACGTACCTGACGTAATTGTGCCAACACCAGCAATATTAGACTGGTTTGTAACCGCAACCAATCCAGCATTTGTCAATGCTGCCGTGCTGCCCATAGTAAGCGTGCCAGCTATTGTAGCAGTTGAGGCCGCGCCAGCTCCTATCGTTACATCAATCTCACCATCAGCATCAGCTTGTCCAGCAAGCTGTAAACCTAGAGTATTTGTACCATCATTTTCTGCTACATAGAATCTTAAAGACGCCGCTTCAGAACCGTGAGCAGAGTCTGTAATAATTGAATCCACGTATGCTAGTTGTTGGTGAGTATTCTCGGCAGCATCAGTACCATACCATGATATAGTACCCATAACGTCACTATCATCACCAGACGCACTATCTTTATTAAATCTTATTTCACCAGCAGTTGCCCCAGCATGAGTATTTGTAATATCTATTCTGGGTAAGCTGGCTGATGAAGAAGTTGTTGCTAATACATCACTGCTATATGTGAGGTTAGCTTCTGCATCGAGTTCTGTTGTTGTACTTCCTACAGTAACAAGCTCGTTTGCTGTAGCGCTGTTGAGTGCTGTGATTGGGCTGGACACGATATCCGTGCCATTGATGGCAAACGTCTTACCTGATGCCAAGTCAATACCGCCATCATCAATCGTGACAATATCAGTACCATCAACATCAAAGATATACTTACCTCTGTTAGCTGTACTGCTTGCTTCAACCGTTGAGAATTTTACATAGTCAAGTAGCTGTGCGCCTGACGTATAAGTGGGTGTAATTACAAATCTTTCAGCAGAACTGGAACCTATACTAATGCTTGGATTTCCATCATTTACAGCATTGTACATAGTAACATCGCCTGCGACGATGTTTGTAGTGGCGCCAGCGGCACCTATAGTAACCAGCCCTGTAAGCGCTGTAATAGCAGACTGCGCAATCCATTCCGGGGCAGTTGCTCCGCTATTTGTCGCTAGTAATGTTGCGGCTGAGCCAATAGCCAATCGTGAGAGTTGGCTTGTGCTGCTGGCGTACATAATATCACCAGCAGCTTGACTATTAAATATATGCCCAGTAGTAGATTCCCACTCTGTCTTGGACAGAGCAGTACCTACATCAGCATGGCGTAGTTCATTAGCCATGTGGCCTCCTTATTCTATTAAGTCAACACCTAATGAGAAAGTAAATGTAGGGGTTGAAGACCCAGCTACTGTGGCGTGCGCTCTGAATATAGCAGGCAGTATTCCTGAGCAGACCGCGTTGCCGCTCGCTGTCAGGCCGGGATAAACAGTTAGTACTGTAGGCCCGGTAGTTACACCGGATGCCTGTGCAAAGGCGTAAGCCCCTGTACCCATCACGTTATTACCTAAGTCAAACCAATCACCACTTATCTGGTCAAGCCCCTGTATCTTAATATCAAGAGTTGCGGTACCGCCTTCAGCCGTAATGTCAAGGAAGAATATTCCACCTCGCGCACTATGGTTAGTTATGGCGGTACTCGTGTAAGTGTCAGCCCCTCTCAAGGAACTGGAGAACATAGTCTGTGACATATTTCCCATTAGCTCACGGTTCTCCTCTGCCAAACCCTGATGAAGTCTACTGTAACTGTCTTCTCATCGGAGCCTTCTCTTGTCTGCGTAAACACCCAAGGTGTCAGCGCTACATCTTTAGATGGCCCTGTAGTGTGGGAAGCCCTATAAGTTTGATATCCATTAGAGTCCAGTCGATAAAAGTGTGCCGCCGTATCTTCCAGCGCCACAATCAAAGTTTCGTATGTATCTGCTACAGGTGCAATACTTGTATCAGTTACTGTATCTGTAGTACCACCGTCTGGGGTTGATGCCAGCTTCCAGTTATCTGTACTATCGTCTGTATCAAATGCCCACACCGCGCAGTCTGTAGCTGTGAACGTGGCACCGTCAAGGTCATTACATGCACCACCATCATCAGTAGCATCCGTAAACCCTACCTCAATCTTGGTCGCTGCAATGTCATCAGTCTTCAGCCTGACCGCCATAGCACAGTTCAACTGACCGTACCACTCTAGTCCTGTACCAAATCCTGAGTAGGCATCATCTGCCGTACCATTCTTAATCGTTGCCTCACCACTAATTCCTGTCGCGGAAATAGCCAGCGCATCTGCGCCTGTACCATTGGTAGCAGTGAAATAGCCACCGTGGATGGTATCACCTATGAAGTCATCCCACCACTCTACTTGGTCGATTGTATTGAATTCTATGAATCCAAATTCCCTAGCCAGCCCCAGTGTATTTCTAAGGTTCTGACGGCTTGGGACATGTTGTACCGGGTTTCTAGCCATTATCTTCTCCTATAGCTTATCTGCTGTTAAAGAGTGTCCAGCGTCCTGTTTAACCATGTCCGGGTCAACATATATCCGCTGAAACTCTGGTTTATCTTTCTTGAATACTCCACGTATACGCCACTCTTCCATCTCTGGGAGCGGCTTACTGGTATCCAACTCTACCGCCTCGAATGGCCCTAGCAGGCTCAGTCGAGAGGATAGCATATATCCACGTTTATCCATCTCGGTTAGAAATGTATCTGCGGTCTTCTTTAAGTGGGACTTCTTCAGCCCACTGCTGGCGTCTACTGGTACATGGCAACTACCTTCCAGTCTGGAGTAAGGGTTATCCTTACGTTTGTCCAGCCTTTCCTGTACGGCTGCCGTATCAATCAGTACTTCTTCGCCAGTCTTAGACTCGCTCAATTATCTCTAACTCCGACATGCAAATCCCATCTGACCCAATGCCGGGAAAGTTAACCCTAAACTTGGGGTCAGCGGTTCTTGCGTTTGTTAATTTGTAGTCTTCAACTACGCCGAGAATACCCTTCTCTTTAATGTTAGCTTGGATTTCTGGTCTAAGTTTCTCCATGTTAGCCATTATAGTCTGAGCTTTCTCGGTAGTATCTTTCAATTTTATTACATCCCCCTCGCTGAGCAGGTTGGGCGCCGATGCAAAGAGATGGTCTTGTACGACCTTCTTATCTTTGTATGGGTTGCCCGGTTCTGGTGTTACTCGTAGAGCTGGAGGCTCAGTAGCCTTAGTCTCCATAGTGGAGATTCTCTGCTCCATCGCCCCCAGCTTCTCTAGAATAGCCTCTAATGGGTCTGCTTCACTCTTCTTCGTAGTAGCCATTTAAGCTCCTTTAATCCATACGCCGTGGTCGTCCCTCATCTCTTGCGTACCATACAACTGCTCGATAGCTACTTTATCTGCAAAGTAGTCGATGTCAAACATGCTGTGCATGGTAGGTGCCATCTGCATAACCAAGGCAATAGACTCTTTCTGGAAGAGTGTGTTGTCGTGGCCTGCGGAGTTAGAACCCTCCACGTTGGTAGTTTTGTAGACTGGGATATTAAGGAAAGAACTTACATACGCAAACTCCAACGCTGTATTGCGGCCTTCACCGTGTAACATAGCGTAGTCATTATTTGTATATATATCCTGCTTCATGAGTCCAACCTCAGCGGCTGGGGAAATAACAAAGTAGCGACTTTCTGCCGGGGCATTAGCATCATCAAGATACTGTATAGCTCGTAGGTAGTCGTGGAATGTATTCTCCGCCGCCAGTGTTCCGACTGTCTGACTGAAGTTATCAGGTAGCCCGGCTAGTGTGTCATCTACATCTAGGCCGAGGGCATATCCCAATTTTCCAGCATACAGTGCTAGCTGGTCTCTGTTGTTCTGGACTTTCGTTATACTCTCCACAGCAATAGCCGCATATTTGTGCGTACCAATTGTTATGTCCGTATTAGATTCTGTGACTGTCTCATACGTGATAGCCGTGTTGGTGGACTTTGTTCGTGCCGCCATATCACTCACGCCGGGAACGTGTATTGTGTCCCCTGCGGATAAGCCATCTTCAAATCTTCGGTCAACTAACTTAGCAAAGACTAATTGCTGTTCTCGTGCGACAATTGCCAAGGGTGACCAAATCTCAGGTATAAAGACATCAGCAGTAGTGTTATCAATAAACTC